ACGACTTCGTAGAAGTCAGTCGGACGCAAGTCCCCCCGGTTGGCAATACCGGGAAGTTGCTGTCATTCTCGCGGGATGGTGCGGACTCCACATACGCATCAGACGTGAGGGTGGCCTCTCTGCTGGCCGAGATCACGGCCGGCAGCGGCGTTTCAAAACGCCTCAGTCAGATTGTGGAATCGGTGCTCTGGACATTTGCAGTCTGGATTCACCCAAGCACGCTCAGGGAGCGTGGGCGATTCGTTCGAAGCTTTCGGGTGCTGGTGCAGCGTCTGACGCCTTTTGACGATGCGCTCAGCTCTGTTCAGGACGGTCTGAAGTCCGAACATAACAGACTGATGTGCTTAAAACTCGGCGACGCCTCGGGGCGCGCCGTACAAATGCCGACGGGCTTTCCAAGCCCGACCTACCCCGGTTACCTAGCGACGCAGATTAAGCGCCAGCTAGCACGGAAAACTCGCGACTCCTTCAGCTTCTTCGTTTCGTTGCTTGAATCGAAACGGGCTTGGCCAGAACTTGGCCCAGCAAGGCTATTGAAGACCGCAGAGGGGCATCGAGCCGCTTTCGCGGCCCAACCGGACCCATTGAAAGACGACATGATTGCCGAGATTCGGCGGACAGCAAAGGAACTATTCGGGTGCGTGGTGCACTCAGAAGGTCCCCAAGCCGGCCGCCGGCCTCAGGCATACATATCGCCCAGTAAGTGGTCCCCTTCACCTCACGCCTGCCTACAGCGCCGCGTCAAAGACGGCGGCGCGTTTGGCTTGGTTGGCGGGATGTCGGCTCCGAGCGTCGAGGACGCCCGGAGGTTGGGCTGGAAGGCTTGGCTAACGCAGTATGAGACGTGGCGTGCGCAGAAATGTGCCGAAACGACGAATGCGGCGTATGGTCGTTACGAGGACCACCAGCTGTTGGGCCGGTGGAACCGAGTAGGCATGGTGTTCATTTCCGAGCCAGCGAAATACCGACCCATTTCGCTGGGTGATGGATATATATACACGGCATTGCAACCTCTACAGGGGCAGATGTTGAACGCCTGGAAGCGGGCGGGATACGGCACCATGGTCGGCGAGTTGGATAACCTCGTCGCCGCCTTAGAGGAAAAGAGCGTGAAGGATTATGGTAGTGTGTTGTGGAACAGTGGCGATTTCAAGTCAGCGACCGATTACTTGAATATCGCTGCCCAGACTCTCGTTCTAGAAGAGGTCCGGGACCACCCGCTTGCGCGTCTCGGCGCGTGGTCAATGACACACAATCAATGCGTTTACCCTCCAATTGACCTGGCTCCAAAGGAATCGGTGACGGTTCCCCCGGTGTTTCAGAAGAACGGACAGTTGATGGGTCACCCCCTCTCCTTTCCGATTCTGTGCGCAGTCAATCTGGCGGCCTACCGAGTCTCGGTCGACCGTTGGGCGAAGGCGTGCGGCGTCGATAGACAGCGACATTTGCAGCAGCGGGAGGCCGTCCTCATTAATGGGGACGACATCTTGTTTCGGTGCGATGCTTTTCTGTTTAGGGAGTGGGTGAAGACGTGCGGGGAGGTGGGGTTGGTGATGTCTGTTGGCAAGAATTACCTGTCCTCATCTTTGGCGATGATCAATTCGCAGAGATACGTTCACTCCGAGGGTCGCCTCCGGCCCGTCACCTACCTCAACTTGAAGCTCATCAAAGGCTTCTCGTTGAAGGGTGGCGAGTCTGATGCGACCCCCGAAATGATCGGGGGGGAGTTGTCGCGCATGGTGCGCGGCTGCCCCCGTCTCCGCGGGACGATTCCCGCAGCGTTCCGTCGATTCGGAAGGCCGCAGTTCGGGTTCAACCCGAATTGGTATTTGCCTACGCACCTGGGTGGCTTTGGTGTTGCGCCTGAACTGGCGCCGCCGGGGCAACGAATCACTCGGGAGCAGCGACAGGTTGCGGCCCAGTTCGTTAGTGACGCGAGGCTTCAGATCTTCGCACGGATCTCGGGGTACGCGCCGATGATGCGGAAGATGCCGTTCGTGATCCCTTTGCGGATGGCACCTGGACCGAAGCCCTTTGGCCCTCCGACGCAGTCAGACTCGCTTGGCGAGTCGTCCGCGTCCTGGGCCGAACGGTTTTCCGCGATCGGCAAGGCATTCCTTGGTCCGCGCGAGCCTGTGCCCGTCCTCGTGCTAGCACGTCGATTCATCCGACAGGGCCGTCTGCACAAGATGAGTGCCGAAGGTCTCAAGACGTGGTGGGTCGTGCACGACGACGAATCCCTCCTTGGGCCGGTGCCGCCGCTTTCACCGCTGCGACAGCCGACCTATGCGAACTTCTTGAGGTTCGGGGGGGCGTCAATTCCAGTCCAGTCGAGGCTCGATGAGGGCCCGGCGCTCATGCGCAAACTGGAGAGGAGGCTGGAAGAGAAGGGGAAGTTGGACGCGAAGCGGAGCCTCGTGCTAGATGCGCTATCTTTGCACGGGCAACGCGTTGCCGTCTTCAACCAGAAATCGTTAACCGTCAACGACGCACTTGGCGCCGACCGACGACTCAGGGCTCTACAGCCACTTGACCCCGTTGTTGCCGAACGGGATCTCGGAGCCGTCCGCGATCGAGAACGCGCGTTGAGGCGATACGGTCTCATCGACCCTTCGAACGTGAATGGGGTTGTGAACGTTAATTCGTCCAAAACGGGGCTGGAATCAACTACCAGCACATCCAAGTCGAGTAATCGTCCTCAAGTAAGGGGGGCGGTGAATGCGAAGGGTGTTCCCGTACCAAGCGGCCGCAAGGCCGCGGAAGGTCTAGAGACTGCACGGACGAGCCAGCCCAATGTGGCGGGTCGATCACAATGAACAGTCCGCCCGGCGGGGTGGATCCCATACAACGCAAATCCGATGTCCAAGCCCAACGGCAAGGCATCAAATCCTAGCGCAAGCAAGTCTCCGAAGAAGCAAGCCGTTCGGAAACCCAAGAAACTTGAGGCTGCCAAACATGAGATCCGTCTCTCCCCCTGTACCGAGCGCTACCTCGACGCGCTCACCAATCCTTTCGATGACGTGCGTGCCCTTGGCGCCTGCATCCCTGAATTCCCGGCCTTCAACAGCCGGAAGATCACGGTGTTTGCTCGCGGCACGGCCACGACCTCGTCGGCCACAGGCGAGGGCTTCGTTTATGGCTACCCAATTAAGTGGCTGGCCAGCGACGCCAATGCGATTCTTTACACCGGCTCGACGTTTGCCGGTGGCGCATTTGTGGGCTCTGGAACAGGTGTCTCGCCCGCGAACACCAATTCGCCGTTTACAGCGGCCAACCTCGGAACGAGCGGTTATTGCCGCTATCGAATCGTTGGCGCTGGCATCCGTGTCAAGTCTACTTCCACGGCGTTGAACCGTGGTGGTACTGTCGTCGGCATGCAGGAACCGAACCACCTCACTTTGACAGGCAAGACGTACGCAAATTTGCGTTCGTATCGTGCCGTAAAGGAGTTGAATTTCGATGAAAAGTGGGTCGGTGTGACCTACGATCCTGTGTTCCCGTTCGACAACCAGTACCAAGATTACGGCGTTGACATCGGCAACCAACAGGCGTACCTCGGCTTGTACGTGAAGTCCGCAGCGGTGTCGCAACCCTTCTCCTGGGAGGTGGTTGCGCATTTCGAAGCGTACGGCACGAACGTGGTCGATGGCACGCGCGACTCGGTTGACCCTTTGGGGTATGCCGCGGCGATGCAAGTCATCCAGAGCACGCAGGAGGTCTCCGCAGATTCGGCGGAAGACACTTTCCTGCACCGACTCGGTGCGTCAGTGAAGGCTGAGGTTAAGAACGTTGTCGCCGGGTTTACCGGGCACGTGGTGACGGCCGGAGCGGGCATGGTGGCCCGGGGGATCGAAAGATACCTCGGTCCGCGGCCCAACCCGCGACTGTTACTCGGCGCCTAGGGAGGCCCGGCGGTGGCGGCTGCGTCGAGGCCAGAAACGCCGCACGGTACAGAACATGAGGGGGAGGGAAGAGGAAGAGAAGGGGACAAGGAGTCGAAGTTCAAGATCGAACTGCCCGCTGAACGCGTGGCGCCGACCCCACCGCCGTACGAGGATCATGAAGCCCGGCGTCATCGCGCTCGAGAACCGAATACCCGTTACTATTACGTGACGGACAATTACGGCGACGAGTGGCGTGTGACGCAAGAGCAACATTTCGAGTCCGGCGACTGGGTGGAGACGTCGCGCATGAAGACGGGGCGGAACGGTCACTTTTGACCACGTGCCCGGTGTTTGACCGATCTGACTGAAGAGTAAAATGCAGCTTCTCCGGCGGGCGGGTGCTGGGACAAGGCGCGGAGCTTTCGATGCGGAAACGCACCGACTGCGCGCCCTCTGTCTCGGGACGCTTGTCGCCGAACTGTAGGTTTCACGGGGCTCCAAAGCCCGTGGCCTTACTCGGGGCCGGCCGCATAGCTAAGATCAATGCTGTCGGTTTGGGTCACCCACGCACAGTCGCGTAGGACGGGCAAAAGTTGGCGAGAATGTGTATGCTTGAATGATCAGTGGAAGGTACGCGCACGAGTCGTGGCGAGGATAATTGATGGGGGTAGTCGTCCTGTGATGGGAACGACGTCGTAAAGTTAGACCCTCGTTAAAGAGTGAAACTCTGAGCCGCAAAAGTGTGTGTACTGAAAGCGTTTCGGCTGGTGCGAACGAGCACTGGCTGGTGCGTCCGGAAACGGACGTGCCCATGCATCATATCGTCATCTTGACGCTTTGCGATTGCGGGTGTGCGTGGTGATACCGAACCGGTGGCATAAAATAGCCAGCGGTCGGCCCCGG